ATTAAAGAAAATATCAAAATGAGGTTGAAAAAGTATGCTGTTGCTGGAATTGTTCCAGAAATTCTTGATTTGAAGTATCTTTATATTGAAATTGACTCAAAAGTCTATTATAATAGTAATATGGCTCCAAGTGCAGAGTTTGTTTCTACACTTGTGCAACAAAATACAACAAAATACTCTGAATCTACTGAATTAAACCGTTACGGAGCAAGATTTAAATATAGTAAGTTCTTATCTGTTATTGATGATAGTAGTGATGCGGTTACATCCAATATTACAACAATTCAAATGAGAAGAGACCTTCGGGTTGCTCTTAATTCTTTTGCCGAATACCAAATTGGGTTTGGAAATGAGTTTTATATTAAGAGTATGGATGGTTATAATATTAAAACTTCTGCATTTAGAACAACTGATAGCACTGAAGACGTTTATCTATCTGATCTTCCTAATACAAATAGAGAAACTGGTTCTTTATTCCTCTTTACCTTACCTAATGCTGGATCTACCAACCCTACTATAATTAAGCGTAATGTTGGTAATATAAATTATAAAAAGGGCATAATAACGATTAACCCTATTAATATTATAAATGGTAAATTAAAAGATGGGCAATCAATTGTTGAATTGTCTGCTTGCCCTAAATCCAATGATGTGATTGGATTACAGGATCTTTATTTACAACTAGATATTAGTAATAGTACATTTGAAACTGTTGTTGATGAAATTGCTTCTGGATTAGACCCCGCAGCATCTAATTATATCGTAACCTCTAGCTACCATAACGGGAACTTAGTAAGATCATAAAATGTCAGAAAAAAGAATCCAATTCAGTAACATAGTACAGAATCAACTTCCTGTGTATACACGGGATGAGTTTCCGTTAGTATCAGACTTTCTGAAATCTTACTATGAAGGACAGGAATACCAAGGTGGTCCTATTGATCTGGCACAAAATATTGATGAATATGTTAAGATTGATAATTTAACTAATCTTACAGGTCAAGTTGGATTAAAAACTGATATAACTCTAAATGATGAGACCATTGAAGTTGATATGGTCAATTTTCCTGCAGGAACTGATGGTTTTCCAAAGTCTTATGGATTACTTAAAATTGACAATGAGATTATTACATATACAGGAATTACAACGACTGCATTCACTGGATGTATAAGAGGATTTTGTGGAATAACCTCTTATAAAGCAGAAACCAAGCCAGATGTATTAGTTTTCAATTCAAGCACCTCTGAAGGGCATATAGCGGGGTCTAGGGTCGAAAATTTAAGTTCTTTGTTCCTCAATGAATTTCTATTAAAAACTAAAAATCAATTATTGCCTGGTTTAGAGAATAGAAGTCTTTCTTCTAACTTAAATCAGAACCTTTTCATTAAACAAGCAAAAGATTTTTATTTAAGTAAGGGTACTGATAGATCTTTTGAAATTTTGTTCAAAGCACTCTATGAGGAAGATGTAAGAATTGTAAAACCAAGAGATTACCTCTTCACACCTTCTAATGCTAACTATAGAATTACAAATGACCTTGTAGTTGAGGCAGTTGAGGGAGATCCTGCAGAATTAGAGAATTCTACATTATTTCAGGACAAATATGGAGATATTGCAGAAAAAGCATATGCTCCAGTTACTAAAGTAGAACCAATTAATGTTGGTGCAGGAAAAACTTTCTATAAATTAAGTTTTGATGCTGGTTATAATAGAGACGTTAGAGTAGATGGTTCAATATATGGAACTTTTGTTGTACATGACAAAACAAAAGTTATAGGATCAGTTGCTACAGGTTCTACTACATTTGATGTAGATTCAACTGTTGGTTTTCCAGATTCTGGTGAATTAACTGTTTTATATTCTGATGCCACTACTGGAATTGTTAGTTATACTTCTAAATCAATAAATCAATTTTTTGGATGTTCAAATATAACTGCTGATATTGTTGATGCTTCAAACGTTGGTATTAACACCTACACTTATGGTTATTCTAATGCTGATCCCACAGAACTTGTTAAAGTAAATATCACTTCAGTTTTAAATAAACTTAATTATCCCGATTATACTCACAATTTCTCTAAAAACGAGACTGCTAAAATTAAAACGTTAGGTATTAATGATACTACATTTAAAGCAAAAAATTGGTTTTATAATATTGCACCTCTTTTTAAAGTTAAAAGTTTAGAGGTAATTGATCCTACTGATAATACTTATTTACTTCATTTTGATGTAGATCATTCTTTTAGGATTGGTGATAAAGCAGATTTAATTGATAATGCAGGTGGTATAAAACCATCATCTACTGTTATTGATGTTGATGGAGCAAGAAAAATCACTGTTAAAGGTCAGGGATTACTTGATTTAACATATAAGTTTACTATAAGAAGAAACATATCAAAAACACAATCTACTACATTTCCTGAAGCATCCATATATTCAACTAACGTTCAGAATGTATATGAAGATAATGGAAAATATTTAGTTGCTTCAACGTCAATTCCAACATATAATTCCCAACCATTAAATTTAGATCCTCAAACCATTACTTTTTCTGGCACTTTTATTGGAGAAGAAATTCAATTAGTGTCAAGTGGTGATCATGGTTTTTATACAGGTGATGCAGTCTACTATTATCCTCAAAGAATTATTGAATCATTCTATGATGCAACAGGATCATTATCTACTAGAGAAACAATTAGTTCTTCTTTGTTTACAACTGATTTGGGTGTAATTGATTCTGGAGAAGTTACTAAAAACGAGGGTCTTTATTTTGTAAAAAGAGTTAATAGTTTAATCATTAAACTTGCTAAAAGTAGGACTAATTTAGCAGAGTCTGATTTTATAAAATTAGATTCTGCAGTTACAGTTACTGATAATAAATTAGCACCTCATAAATTCAAACAAAAATCATTACAAGCACAAAATATTTTTAGAGAGATTGATTTACCTTCTAATGATGGTAATTATTATAAAACAACTCCAGGATTTACTGGTATTTTAATTAATGGTGTTGAAATTTTAAATTATAAGTCACATGATTCAATTCATTATGGAAAAGTTAATTCTATAGAAGTTATTTCTGGTGGATCTGAATATGATGTATTAATACCTCCAAATTTAAATATTACTGATAATGTTGGAACAGGTGCAACTGGTACTGTTGCTGTTTCAGGTTCAGTAAAGGAAATTAGGATTATTGAACCTGGATTTGATTATACAGAAGTTCCTGAAGTTAATATTTCAGGTGGTAATGGAGATGGTGCAAGAGCGTCTGTAAATACTAAATTAATTACTCATACAGTTAATTTTGATGCTTTACCTGATGGTAGCGTTGATCTTACTTCTAATACTATTGGATTTAGTACTTATCATAAATTTAGAAATGCAGAAAAAGTAATTTACAAACCTAATGGACAAAAAGCTGTTGCGGGATTATCTACTGACTCTGAATATTATGCTTCTATTATTAATAATAGTACTATAAAATTGCATCCATCTAAACAAGATGCGATTAGTGGAACTAATACAATAGATCTAACAAATTATGGTGTAGGAAGTCATACGTTAGAATCTTTTGATAAAAAAATGGTGGTTGAAGGAATTAATATTATTTCAGGTGGTTCGGGATATTCTAATAGAAGAAAAGTATTAAATCCTGTTGGAGTCAATACTTCTATTAATACTATAACATTAGAAAATCATTCTTATAATTCTGGTGAAATAATTCAATATGGATCTACAGGTCAGGAAATAGGAGGTCTTACAAGTGGAACTGATTATTATGTAACTAAAATTAGTGATGATAAATTTAAATTATCAATTATAGGAGCAGATGATCAAAAAACATTTTTCTATGACACTAAACAATATGTTGATTTAACTTCTGTAGGAATTGGTACACATATTTTTAATTACGAAGATATTTCTATTACATTATCTGGTAAAATTGGTATTAGTACCGCAGAATTTGATGGATCTCCTGATGAAATATTTGGTGCTAAAATTCAACCAATAGTTAGAGGAACTATAACATCTATTAATTTATCAGATAAAGGTAGTAATTATGGTGATTCTGAAATTATTAATTTTAATAGAGAACCTAATGTCAATTTAAGTGCAGGAGAAAATGCTCAAGTAAAAGCAGTTGTTAATAATGGACAAATTGTAGAAGTATTAATACAAAATACTGGTAGAAATTATAATTCTCCTCCTGATGTTATAATTTCAGGTTCTGGAACTGGTTGTGTTGTTACTCCTATTATTTCTGATGGTAAATTAATAGAAGTAAAGATAATTGAAGGTGGTATTGGATATAATAATGATAATACAACAATTGCAATTAGTGTTCCTGGTAATGGTGCTCAATTTAGAGCACTTCTTCAAGAATGGAGAATTAATTTATTTGAAAGATATTTAAAGAATTTTACAGGTGATGATGGATTTATTGCACATGAATTTAATGAAAATAGTGGATTGCAGTTCTCTCATTTATATGCACCACGTAAATTAAGAGAATCTGTTTTTGGAAGAAATCAAAGTGGTGATATTTTATATGGTAAGACTGATCTTCAATTATCTAATGGTACTGAAATTCCATCTAGTGATCATTCTCCTATAATTGGTTGGGCATATGACGGTAATCCAATTTATGGTCCTTATGGTTATATAACCAAATCTGGAGGTTCTATATCACAGATGAGATCTGGTTATCTATTAGAATTAAAAGATGGAAGACCTTCTACTGGTTTATATCCTGAAGGATTCTTTGTAGAGGATTTTACATATAAAAAAGTAGATGATGATGCAGTTCTTGACGAAAATAATGGTAGATTCTGTTTTACACCAGAATTTCCAAAAGGAACTTATGCATATTTTGCAACTGTTAATGATGGTCCTGCAGATTCATCAGAGAACTTTAATGGTTTTAAAAGACCTACTTTTCCTTATTTGATTGGAGATGGATATAAATCTACTCCTAATGAGTTTAATTATAATGTTTATTCAAATCAAAAAGATTATAAATTAGACAAAACATCATGGTTAAGAAATACTCAACCTTATAATTTAATTGAAACTCAACAAGTAGAATATAAGTATGCTTATATTCCAAATGAATTAAATCAAACAGTTGATGTTCTTGTTACCACTCCAGGTAAAGTTGAAAAAGTAGGTATTTCTTCAAGTGGAGATTTATATAAGGTTGGTGATACTATAGAATTTGGGACATCCAATACTGCACGAGATCAAATGGCAGGATTTGGTGCTGATGTTCAAGTATCTCAAGTTTTAGGTAAAAGAGTTTCTTCTATTAGTGCTGGAAGTTCAACGATAACTGGAGTAGAATTTTATCCTGCTGAAAATGGTTTTTATGGTCAATGGAAAGTTATTTCTGCAGAACCTCATAATTTTGATGCAAATAATATTATTGTAATTTCAGGATTATCTACAACATCTTCTGGATTAGAGGGTGCATATAATGCTGGTATTAGTACTGATACATTTACATTAATGGGTATTGGATCTACTACTGTTGCTGTAGATGTTCCTTCTGTAACTGGATTTGTTACTTTCTTTAATCTTAATGGTAATTTAAATGAAATTAAACCTAATGATACTCTCGAAGTTGGGATTGGGGGTGAAGTAGTAAAAGTTTTAAATGTTGATGATCTATTTTCTAGAATTAGGGTCTTAAGAGCACAAAATGGTACAACTGGAATTGCACATTCTGCAACTACAATACTTTATCAAAATTCTCGTGTAATTAAAATTAATGCAGGTATTAAAACTACATTTACTGCAAAAAGAAATACTGAAATATATTTCAATCCGATAGAATCAGTCGCTCAAGGAACTGCTAGTGGTGTTGGTATTGGTAGCACATTGGTATTCAGTAATCCAGGAGTTGGTTTAACTGAATTATTTGTTCCTACAAAATCAATATTCATAAGAAACCATGATTTAGAAACTGGAGACGAATTAACATATTCTACTAATGGTGGAAATGGATTGAGTGTTGTTGGGGGAACATCAGCATTATTACAAGATGGTGAGACATTATATGCTGCTAAAATAAGTGACAGTTTAATTGGTATTGCAACTGTAAAGGTAGGATTAGGTTCTACAGGAACATTTACTGGTATAGCGAGTGCATTTAAAAATTCTACTACGTTAGCATTTAGTGGAATAGGAACAGGTGTATATCATAGTTTTAAAACTAATTATAAACCAATAACAGGTGATGTTACTAGAAATAAAGTAAATGTATCAACAGCAGATTCTCATGGATTGCTGCAAAATGATATTGTTGATATTAATATTAATCCTGGAATTAAAACTACTATTACTGTTAAATATAATGATTTTAATAGAAGATTAGTAATAAATCCTAGAACATTTGCTGCATTGGATATTGATAATAATAATAATTCTATTAAAGTAGAAGATCATAGATTTAATACTGGTGATAAGGTAATTTGCAATATTAATTCAAATACAAGTGATCTTATTAATAATGGAATTTATTATATTATAAAACTTGATAATAACAACATTAAATTATCTGATTCTTATTATAATTCTAAATTACCAAATCCAAATACTATTATTATTACTGGTACTGATTCAGGTTCATTCTCTGCAGTTAATCCACATATAGATCTTTATAAAGATTCTATTGTAGAATTTGATGTTTCTGATCCTTCATTAGGATATGATAGTCAGGGAAGTAGTTATCCAGCATTCGACTTTAATTTATATACTGATGAGAACTTTACTGATTTGTGGCAAAAAACTAAAGATAGTTCAGTTTTTGAAGTTATAAAAACAGGTCAAATTGGAGTTTCTGTAGATGCCAAGGTTTCATTAACTGTTAATAAAAATATTCCTCAAAATTTATATTATAAATTAGATCCAGTATATGAAAATAATCTACCTTTGGTTAAAAAGGAGATTGTAGTAGATGATGAAGTTGATAGTGGAAGTCAAGTAGAAGTTTTTGAAAGTAAGTATAATGGAAAACATCCTATTGTTGTTGCTGTTGGATCAACTAATGCTTTTAGTTATACTTTAAGGGAATATCCAGAAAAAACAACTTATTCTCCATCCACTTCTCTTGTTAATTATACAACTGCATCTAAAACTGCTTTTGGTCCAGTTGCTGATTTCCAAATAAGAAATGGTGGACAGAACTACTATTCATTACCAGGAATCAATACTATAACAACTGAATTTGGTAAAAATGCAATTATAAGTGTTGGAAGTAGTACTATTGGTCGTATTAAGAAAACAAAAATACAAAATATAGGTTTTAATTTCCCATCCGATACTACATTAAGACCAACTGTAGCATTACCTCAAGTAATGCATATGAATTCTTTAGCATCTATTGGTTCTATTGGAATTGCTTCTGTTGGAAAAGGATATGCTGTTGCACCAAAACTATTAGTATTTGATGGTGAAACTGGTAAACAGGATAAAGATATAGAATTACAATACACTTTAGGTGATTCTAAAGTTACTATTTTAAAAAATACTACAGGTATAAATCCAGTTACTCCACTTATTATCCCTACAGGAAATTCTAATGGTGTTGGTATTAGTACCGTTGGATTTAATACTACGACTAAAGATGTAACTCTTACTTTATCAGTTGGATTTAGTACTGAAAATTCATTCCCATTTGCTGTAGATGATAAAGTTTTAATTGAAAATGTCAGTATTGGTATTGGATCTACTGGAAGAGGATTTAACTCTGCTGAATATGATTATAAGTTATTCACAATAAGTGCTGTTGATGCTAATTTAGGTGGAATTGGAATTGTTACATATAGTCTTGCCGATGAATTAGTTGGAGCAGAATATCCTGGAACATTTAATCCATTTAATTCTGCTGCAGCAAGAGTAATACCACAAAAATATTTCCCCTTATTTAATGTAGATTTATCTTCTAATGAATATTTGGTTGGGGAAACGGTTACTTCAAAATCATCAGAAGGTTATGATGTATCAGGAAGGGTAGAAACTTGGGACGTTAAAAATGAAATATTAGTAGTTTCTGGTACTAGTGGTTTTTCGGAAGGAGAAATTATTAAAGGTAATTCTTCTAACACTCAAGGTATTGCTTCTTCAATATCATCATATAGATCTGATTTGACTTTAGATGCATTTTCTAAAGTTGAAAATGGATGGCAGACAGAATCTGGAGTTCTGAATTTAAATCAACAAAGACTACAAGATAATGATTATTATCAGAATTTCTCATACGCATTAAGATCTGCTGTATCATTTAATGTTTGGGAAGATGTTGTCAGCACTTTAAATCATACTTTAGGATATAAGAAATTTTCTGATTATCAGTTAAATTCAAAAGCAACGGATGCTTCATCTATGATTGTTGGTTTGACTACATCATCTACGGAAGTTAATCCAGTTCATGATTTGATTGGTATTGGAAATTTAAATACATTTAGTGATTTTGATTTAGTTAAAGAAAATTCATTAGTTGTTCCAAAACATATTCTTTCAGATGAAATAATATTTTCTAGTAGAATATTGCAGGATTATGAAGAATCTATAGGTAATAGGGTTCTAACTATTGATGATATGAGTGGATCATTTAATAGTCATCCACGAGCAACACCTTTTAGTGTTGTTGAAAGATTTAAGTTATCTGAACATAGAGCACAAAAATATATTTGTTACATTAGAGATAAGAGATTTTATGGTCAAAGACAACTTATGGTTGTTGATTTGATTCATGATGGATCTTTTGGATATATTCAACAATACGGAAGAGTTGAAACAGTTTATGATCAAGGTTCATTTGATTTCTCAATTGTTGGGTCTGAAGGGCAGTTATTATTCTATCCAACTAGATCTAAAGTAAATGATTATGAGGTTGTATCATTAGCATATAATCTTGACGATAATCTTTTAGGAATCGGAACTACTTCTGTCGGAACTACATTAATTGATTCCCATAGTGTAAATGTACCTAAAGCAAGTGCATCTACTAATATTGTTTCTATTGGTAATACATACAGATCCGCAAAAGTTCTTGTAGAGATTACTAAAGATAGCGAAAATACAGGATTATATGATGAGTTTGGGATGGTAGAACTTAATTTAGTTCATGATGGAACAGAAGTTGATATGTTAGATTATGCAGAAATGACAACTTCATTAAACCATTCTAATGTAAGTGGTTTTGGTACATTTTCTGCATATATTGATGGTTCAGATGTTAAAGTAGATTTCCATCCAAATGCAATTGGAATAGGCACTACAGCAGTTGTTAATGCTATTGTTGTAGCACAATCTAATGAATCTACTACATCAGAATCTTCGGTTGATTTGAAACATGCTAGATTAGAAAGTAGATCTACTAATATACCCGCTACAGGGTCTCCTACTCCACAAGTTGTTGGTGATTACTCTGATGATTATGATGCTGCATATTTTGTAATTCAAGTTTCTGATACAAGTAATGGTGAATATGGAATATCAGAATTAATAGTTATTGATGATTATGATATAAATTATGGAACGGGGGAGACTTATGATACTGATGAATATGCTGTAGTTACTACATCTGGTGGACAAGGTATTACTGGATTAGGAACTTTCTATACTGGTATTTCTACTAACAATGTTGTTGCTGGTGGTGGTTCAGTTGGGATAGCAGCAACTACTCAATTAATCTTTACACCTCTTCCTAACGTTGCAACAAATGTTAAAGTCTTTATGAATGCGTTTAGGTATCAAGATGATGCCCATACTAATATTGACTTTAATAACTCTTCAATTCAAGTAAAATCTTCTGATTATACTGGTACTGATAGAGATATTAAGAGAGCGTTTAATTTAACACATAATCAAGATACTATTTTTGAGAGAAGTTTTGAGGGTAATGATTCTACTATCATAAACACAACTGATGATACTATTGAATTACCTAATCATTTCTTTGTTAGTGGTGAAAAAATTAAGTATGTTCATGCTGGTGCAGGAACTACACAAGCAATCGGTATTGCAAACACTAATGGATTCTCTGGTATAGGATTTACTAATAAACTACCAAATGATGTATTCGCAATTAAGGTAGATGATAATAAGATTAAAGTTACTGATAGTGCTAGAAAAGCTCTTCTTTCAGTTCCTGAATCTGTTAGTTTAACTAATGTTGGTATTGGAACATCTCATAGATTTGTAGCAACAAATGCTAACGCTAAAGTTCTACTTTGTTTAGATAATATTGTTCAATCACCTGTTGTATCCACTGCTGTAACTACTACTCTTGCAAGGCAGATGTTTACTACTGATGATCTTATAAAATTAAGTGGAATAACATCTATATTTGGTGGTGATCTGTTAAGAGTAAATGAAGAGATAATAAAGATCGAATCTGTTGGGGTTGGAAGCACTAATGTTCTACGAGTTCGTAGACAATGGATGGGAACTAACCTATCAGGTCATTCTACCGATACAATGGTAACTAAAGTTACTGGTAATTATAATATTACAGAAAATATTCTTAATTTTGTTGAAGCACCTTATGGTAAGATTCCATTAAGCACAACTACTAATCCACCTGATTCTAGAGATTGGACTGGTATATCAACTAGTTCTAGTTTCCAAGGAAGATCATTTATGAGATCTGGTGTTCCTAATACAGTTAATGATACTTATTATAAGAACCTTGTATTTGATGATATTTCTTCAGAATTTAATGGAAGTAATAAAGATTTCAATTTAGAATCTGATGGTAATAATATTACAGGAATTGCAACTGAAAATGCTGTTATTTTAATTAATGACGTATTCCAAGGACCAATTCTCAATTATAACTTAAATGAGAATCTAGGAATAACCAGTATTCAGTTTACTGGTGCTGCTTCATCAACTACAGATGCAAATGTAACTTCTTTACCTCTTGGTGGTGTTATTCTTTCTGTTGGATCTACAGAAGGATTTGGTTATCAACCACTAGTTGCTGCTGGTGGAACTGCAGTTGTATCTGCTGGTGGAACTATTCTTTCGATTGGTTTAGGTAATACTGGATCGGGTTATCGTTCTGGTGTTCAAACTGTAGGCGTTTCTGTTCAGGAAAGGAATGTAGAAACTACATCAATAACTTCTATAGGAACCGCATCTATTGCTGGTGGACATATAACTGGTGTTGCTGTTACAAACTGGAATGCATTCTACAAACCAAGAGATATACAAGATGTTAGTTATACTAATGTAACTGGTATAACCACGATTACAACTGCTACACCTCATGGATTATCATTAGGTGATGAAGTTAAGTTATCAGGTATTGCATTTACTTGCATATACTCTAATGCTGCAGAAAGAGATATACAGACAGTATCATATAATAATGTGAATGGAACAATGACTGTTACCACTTCAACTCCTCACGGATTGAAAGTAGGTAAAGATGTAATATTAACTGGAATTGCAATGACATGTGGTTTGGATAATGGTGCTTCAGATCACTACTATCCTAGAAATAGAGATAGAGTATATGATACTGCTATTTCTATTGGATCTACAACTAATACAACCATTAGTGTTAATGTAACTGCAGCAAAGGGATTAGATCAATATACACATCAGTTTGTAAGTGCATCAACAGGTGCAGTTGTTACTGGTGGAAGTTATAATCATCAATTCATAGGAACTGCAGATGATGCGATCATATCTGGTGGTGCATATAATCATACATTTGTAAGTGCTACTACGGGTGGTGTAACAGTTGGTGTTGGTACTACTACACCAACCAGTGCAACTTATGATGCAAACACAGGAGATATGGTTCTAACCATTCCTGGTCACGGAGCAATAGTTGGTGCTGCTGTAAGTTTTGCTATTGGATCAATCACATTCAATTGTGAAATGGATGGAAATACTTCTAATAAAGCATATCCACGTTCAACTGATCCTGTTGTAGGATATGGTTCTACAGTAATTACATCATCAACTACTAATACTATTACTGTTAATGTTGGAACATCTAAAACTGTAACCCATGATGTTACAGATGCTACTTATGATCCTGCAAATGGAACTTTAGTATTAACAAGTCCAAATCATGGTTTAAAATCTGGAGTGTCTATCAGGATACCAGAAAATGCTTTGACATTTACTTGTGATATGGACGCACATAGCACTAAACACACATACCCAAGAAGTACTGATCCAATAGCTAACACTGCTGTTTCTATTGCTTCAACAACTGAAAATACTCTTACTATTAATGTTGGATCATCACCTGAAGTTAAGTATAATGTAAGTGCTGCTTCTTATAATGCAAGTACAGGTCAATTAGATTTAACAATTGGTGCTCATGGTTTAACTGCTGGAACAAGTATTAAACTTGCAAAAGAATCTTTGGTATTTACATGTTCTAAAGATAGTTATGCAACAGAGCACAAATATCCTAGATCAGGTGATCCTGGATATAATGGATTAGAGGTTATTGGTGTCAATAGTCCTACCAAGTTTGATGTAAATGTTGGAGTTTCAACTGTTCCTACGTTCTATAAGTCTGGTGGTAAAGTTCAGGGTGTTATTGTTGCACCTAGACCAAGTGATGTTGCTGCTGAAGGAACAAATGTATTAGGAATTATTGATAACTATTCATTCACTGTTAATAGTGGAGTATCTACATCAGAACACTTCTATGCTAGAGGTGGAACAGTAGAAAAACCATTAGATGTCATAATAGATGAACCACTTTCTTATACAAATATTCCTCTTGCTTATAGTTCTGACTCTGTGAGTGGAGTTGGTTCAGATGCATTTGTTAATGTTGTAGTTGGACAAGGTTCAAGTATAGTGGACTTTAGTATAACAAATACTGGATATGGTTATGGAATTGGTGAAATTTTAAGACTTCCTATTGGAGGAGCAACTGGAATACCTACTACTTCAACTTATAAGGAATTCCAATTAACTATAGATGAGATATTCACTGATGAATTTACAGGATGGTCTTTAGGAACTTTACAACCATTGGATACACCACAAGATGAATTTGATGGTGATACACGGACTTTCCAGATGAAATTAAATGATAATATTATTTCTATTAGAGCTGCCAAAGGATCCAAGATTGATGTTCAAGATGTTATTTTGGTATTTGTAAATGATATTCTTCAAGTTCCTGGTAAAGGATATACTTTTGAAGGTGGAAGTCTTATCACATTTACAGAACCACCTAAAGCAGGAGATACTTGTAAGATTATCTTCTATAAAGGAAGTGGTGGTATTGATGTTAAGTCAAGAGATATTATCGAAACAGTTAAGATTGGTGATGATTTACAAATAACTTATGATTCTGCTAAAGGTCAAGAACCTTGGTTAGAAGAAGATGAAAGATCTGTATTAAGAGTCGATTCTACTGATATAGTTACTACTAACCCATACTTTGGACCAGGAAATACTGAAGATGAAACTTTAGTAAGACCTGTTACTTGGCATAAACAAACTGAAGATAGAATTATTAATGATCTTCAAATTGGTAAGGATAGGGATTTATATGAACCAAGGATTTATCCAGCAGCAAATGTCTTAAAAACTGTTGGTATTGGATCAACAACAATTTATGTTGAGAGTGTTCGACCATTCTTTGATCCTATAAATGAAAATCCTGATTCAGGTGTTCGTGAAACTCTACAAGATAATATCACTTTAGTTGATCAGAATCCTAAAGTTGGTGCAACGGTTTCTGCTTCTATAACAGGTAATTCAGTTTCATCTATCACAATTTCTGATGGAGGAAAAGGATATACTTCTACACCTTCAGTTTCATTACAAACTCCAGTAGGATTAGGTTCTACTGCTACTGCTACTGCCACGGTATCTAATGGATCTGTAACAGGCATTACAGTAACATATGGTGGAACAGGATATACCAGTGCTCCACAGGTTCTTATTGATCCACCTTCATTAGTTTCTGAAACCAATGATGTTCTTTCATACAACGGTGATTCTGGAACTGTTGTTGGATTTGGAACAACTGTAGTATCGGATATTGATAAATTAATATTTGATTTATATATTCCTCAAGATTCATTCCTCAGAGATACTGTTATTGTAGGTACAGCAACAACATTAAGTGGTATTAGTGTTGGTGATTACTTGATAATTAATAATTCAAATATTGGATTTGCACAAACTTCTATAATATCAAGAGCACTTGATAATACTATAGTTGCAACTGGTAAATCTTTCTTTGATAATGTTTATCAAATCGAATCTGCAACTGTTGTTAGTGTTGCAAATACTAACATAGGAATATCTACTGTTGGAACAGCATTGACAAGCGTAGTCAGAGTTCAAACTAGAATAAGTGGAATATCCACATTTAATTTCTCATCAAATTCAATATATTTTGATTCAACAAATTATAGTTTTGATAATCAAAATTCTGATATTGGTGGTGGTGCTAATACGGGAATTGGATATACTGGTGGATTTATCAACCGACAATTCTTGGGTAACTTTAGTTGGGGTAGAATAGAACTTCAAGGTAGATCAGAACTTAATGCATATCCTTTCTTTGGTGAGAATGGAGTTCTTGGAATTAATACTGGATCTCTTGTAACAAGAACCAATAGTCTCAATGCTAAAAATTATGATGTTTAGTGATATTCTAAATATTTCAAACCTAAAGTATCAATAATGGCTAAAGTAGGTATAAACACGGGTTCAGCACCAAATGCAGGAGATGGAAGTACTCTTTTGGCAGGTGCAAATGCGGTAAATTCTAATTTCAATGAAGTTTATAATTTGATTGGTGATGGAACAAATTTGTTAGCAGGAATTGTAACATCCATAGTCGCAGGAAATAATGTAACAGTATCTGGTGCTACGGGTGCAGTCACTATTAATGCTAGTGGAGGTGGTGGAGGAGGAAGTATTGCTGGTATTGATACTACAGGAACATCTGTCTTTAATCAAATAAATGCAAGTGGTGTTGTAACTGCTACCTCATTTAGTGGTAATTTAAATGCAAGTAATTTAAATAGTGGCACAGTCCCTGCTAGTAGAATAACTTCATTAAATGCATCTAAACTAACTGGAACTGCATCAGCAATTAATGGTACAAATATAACAGGAATTGTAACATCAATAGTTGGAGGAACAAATGTAACTGTATCTGGTGCTACTGGAGAAGTTACTATCAATGCTAGTGGCGGTGGATCTGGAATAACAGTTCAAGATGAGGGTTCTGCATTATCGACTTTAGCAACAACACTTAATTTTGTTGGATCTGGGGTTGTAGCAAGTGGAACAGGAGCAACAAAAACAATTACTATTGCTGGTGGTGGTGGATCACTAGCATCTAGAACAACAAAGAGTGCTACTACTGCTTCTCTTAATGCTGCTGCTTCTGGTGATTTATCAATAACTGCATTTAAGGCATATAATTTACTTAAAATAGCAATAGATCATCCTGCTTGGGTTAGACTTTATGTTGATTCTGCATCTAGAACTTCTGATGCTAGTAGAACAGAGGGAACAGATCCCGCACCAGGTTCAGGTGTTATAGCAGAAGTTTTAACATCTACTGCAGGTGCAAGCACATTTTTAATGTCGCCAGGAGTTATTGGATGGAATAATGATGGAACCCCTTCTACAACAGTTTATGCAAAAGTGACTAATAAGGATTCTTCTGCTCGTGCAATTACAGTAACTTTGACTCTAATACAAGCGGAGGCATAAATGAAAGAGTATATAGTCACTCTGAATAATTTTAGTGATAAAACAACCTTTTGTAATGAGATGACTGCTTCTAGTGGGAGTGGTTCTGTTCCTAGTAGGGCGTGTACTTGTTCTCTAATGAGACCCTCCAGTAGGAATAGTCATTTTACTTTAACTGATGAAGAAGCAGCAGAATTAAAAAACGATTCTAGAGTATTAGATTGTGCAGAACCTGTATCTCATACTGCTGAACTATGGGATGCATCACAAACTGGTGATTGGGATAAAACTCCTGATGGTGCTGCTGATAAAAATTGGGGAATTAAAAGGTGTATTGATGGACAAGCAACTGCATCTTGGGGTAGTGATGGAACATCGCAACAAACAGGTTCATATAATACAACAAGTTCTGGTAAACATGTAGATGTTATAATAGTTGATCGTCATTTAAATTTTGATCATCCAGAATTTAAAGCAAATCCAGATGGGACTGGAAGTAATAGAGCAGTTCAGTTTAATTGGTTTTCATATAGTTCAGCATTAGGTCACTCTACAAATGCCAATTATTCATATGCAGGTGGAACTAGCAGTCATGGAACTCATGTAGCAGGTATAGCAGCAGGAAATACTCAAGGGTGGGCAAGAGATGCTAATATTTACAATATGGCATTTTCAAATGATGCCGAAGGTGGAAATGGAGTTAGTAATTGGACTAGTATTCTTTTTGAATATGTAAGACATTTTCATAATAATAAAGCAATTAATCCTGCAACTGGTAGAAGAAATCCAACTATCTGTAATAATAGTTGGAGTTCAGTAAACAGTAGTGATGTTACTCCATTAGGAAATGTTTCTGAAGTAAAATATAGAACAGTTACTACAAATATGAGTGGTCAAACTGATGCTCAAAAGAAAACTACGTTAGAAGCAAGAAGAGTTCCTGTTCCAGTTGCAGGTGAAATTGGAGTATTTGGAATAAGAAGCACTGCACTAGAGGCAGATATTGTAGATTGTATAAATGATGGAGTTATTATGATAGGATCGGCAGGTAATTCTTATTTTCCTCTTGATATTAGCACTGGTGCTGATTATGCTAATAGTATTGTTATAGGTGGAACTGGAGTAGAATGTTGTCAAGGAGGTAGTCCTGGTTCTGCTCCTAACGTAATATCTGTAGGTGCGATAGCAGCAACAGTTTCAGAAACTAAAACAAATTTTAGTTGTTTTGAAGAAAGAGTTGATGTTTATGCACCTGGTCGCAATATTATGTCATCTGTAAGAAATAATTCTTCTGGATATGGTAATCAACAACCCGATCCAAGAGATTCTAATTTTTATAATGCATCTGCTAGTGGAACTAGTATGTCTGGACCCCAAGTTGCTGGACTTTTAGCATGTGCTGCTGAACAATTTCCTAGTATGAAACCTGCTGATGCACTTCAATATCTAAAGGAAGGTGCTAAAGCACAAATAGCATCTACTGGTGAAAATCCACCAACACAAAGTCCTTACACAAGTTTTGGTGATGGTAACAATCGATATGTATCTTATGTCTTTAAAAGACCTCAAAGTGGAACTGCGTTCCCACATGATAATCATGGAAATAGAGTTTCATCATCTAATGGTGTAAAATATCCACGGGTAAATAGTGTTGTGACTAAACCTTCATAAAACCTTTAATAAATAAATAAAAAGTTCCAAAAATGGCTGCAATTATAACTGATAAGATTAGGATATTAAATGCAAAGAATTTTATTGCTGGTGTAAATTCTACTAGCAATGCATATTATTCTTTCATAGGATTGCCTAACCCTACAGAAATACAATCTGATTGGGATACTTCTCCCCCTGCTCCTAAAGACAGTTTTGATGAGGAGAATAGTTATTGGGATACTATGATTGCTTTGAAGAAAATTACTTCTTCAGATGTAAGACAGGTAGTTCAAAAAAGATTATGGACTTCAGGAACGACATATGATATGTATCGTGGAGATTATACAAGATCGAATACTGCTAATGTTTCAGGTGCTACGAATTTATATTCTGCAAGTTATTATATATTGAATAGTGATTATAGAGTTTATGAGTGTTTGCAGAATGGAACTGATCCTGAAAATCCTAATGGTAGACCATCACTAGATGAACCAACATTTACTGATTTAGAACCAAAGGTTGCAGGAAGTAGTGGAGATGGATATGTATGGAAGTATCTTTATACCATTAAACCAAGTGATATTGTAAAATTCGAGTCAACTGATTTTATTCCAGTTCCTCCAAATTGGGATACAGATGCTGATAATGCTGCAGTTAGAGATAATGCAGTAGATGGATCTATTAAAATAGTTACTATTACAAATAGAGGAGTTGGTTTAGGAACTGCTGGTGCTGTTTATACAAGAGTTCCAATTAAAGGAGATGGTTCTGGTGCAGAATGCACTGTTATCATGTCTAATGACCAAACAATTGATTCTATAACTGTTTCCAGTCAAGGATCTGGTTATTCTTGGGGCAATATAGATTTAGTTGCAGGTGGAGTTCCTACAGGAACAACAATACCAACTTTTAATGTTATTATTCCACCTCAAGGTGGGCATGGATCTGATATCTATGAGGAATTGGGTGCATATAATGTTTTACTCTATTCTAGAATAGAAAATGATACAGAAAACCCTGATTTTATTACAGGTAATCAAATAGCAAGAATTGGTGTGGTTCAAGATCCTAAAGGATTTGGATCTAATAACTTACTATCATTAGATAAGGCAAGTGCAGTTCCTGCTCTTCGTTTAACTGGTGCTGGATATAGTTCTGCTACATTTACTGCAGATGCATTAGTTAAACAAACTATTGGAACAGGTTCTACTGCTTTAGGTAAAGTTATTAGTTATGATCAAAATACAGGAGTTTTGAAGTTCTGGCAAGACAGAACTATGGCAGGATTTAATACTGTAGGTACTGCACAAACAAATCCCCCTTATGGATACAATTTAAATCAATTTACCAGTACTCCAAGTGGTAATGGAAATCTTACTATCGTTCCTTCTACAGGGTCTAATTTGGCAATAGATACCTCCTTCACAGGTGTCTCAACCGTAATAAATAGTAAGACGTATTACCTTGGGCAGTCATTTAATAATGGCATTGCCAATCCTGAATCTAAAAAGTATTCTGGAAACATTATTTACATTGATAATAGACCATCTATTACAAGGTCATTAAATCAAAAAGAAGATATCAAAGTTATTTTGCAGTTCTAAAAAATCATGCCACAGCAAACGAATTTAAACGTATCGCCATATTTTGACGACTATTCTGATGATAGTGGTTATCATAAGGTACTGTTTAAACCTGGAACTCCTGTTCAGGCGAGAGAACTTAATAATCTACAATCTATTTTACAAAATCAGATTGAAAAGTTTGGGCAACATTTTTTTAAAGAAGGTGCAAAAGTAATACCTGGTAATACTGGATATAATAAACTATATTATTGCATTCAACTACAAAATAATTTTCAAGGGATACCTGTATCTGCTTATGTAGATCAATTAATTGGTACACAAATTACAGGAAGAACTTCTGGTGTAACTGCAGTTGTAGATAATGTTTTATTAGCAGAGAATTCTGAAAGGGGAAATTTAACTTTATATGTTGCTTATATTAGTTCAAGTACTTCAAATAATTCAACACAAACATTTGCTGATGGTGAAGAATTAACATCTAATACAACTATTAGTTCTGGTTTATTAGGAAATAGTAGTATTAGTTCGGGAACTCCATTTGCAATAACAATATCACAAAATGCTGCTGCTACTGGATCTTGTTTTCAAATACAAGAAGGTGTTTATTTTGTTAGAGGTCAATTTGTTAAAGTAGAGCAACAAACTCTTATATTGGAACAATATAGTAGTAATGGAAATTATAGAGTTGGTTTAGCAGTAAATGAAGAGATTATAAACTCTGATATGGATGAAACCCTGAATGATAATTCACAGGGATTTAATAATTATTCTGCTCCAGGTGCTGATAGATTAAAAATTACTCTTTCTCTATTTAAAAAACCATTAGATGATTTTGATGATAATTCTTTTGTTGAAGAGGCAGAAGTTGTTGATGGTGTTCTTAAGGCTAAAGTAAGGACTAGTGCATATAAAGGTCTTTCTGATGAACTTGCACGTAGAACATATGATGAGTCTGGAAACTACTATGTAAAACCATTTGGTGTTGGTGTAAGAGATTCTTTAAATGATAATATAGGTAATAGAGGTATTTTTAAAGAAGGGCAGTTTACTTATAGTGGAACTATACCATCGGAGGATCTTGCCTGTTATAAACTTTCTCCAGGTAAGGCATATGTTAGAGGATATGAGGTAGAAGTTCCGACTCCAGTATTTTTGGATTGTCCAAAACCAAGAACCACTAAAACTTTATCAAATCAAAATATAATATACAATACAGGAGCAACATTAAAATTAAATAGATCTTATGGTAATCCTATTATAGGTATAGGTAATACATATATTTTGAGTTTAAGAGATCAAAGAGGATCTGCAGATCAAACAGCAGCTCCTGGATCAGAGATTGGTGTTGCAAGAGTTTATGATTATAATTTGGAAACAGGTGCATATAATAATAATTCAGTTTTAAATCAGTGGGATTTATCGTTATATGATGTACAGACAGTTACTAAAGTAAGTTTAAATCAACCAATAGATAGTTTACCTACACCTACTTTTATAGAAGGTGCTAATAGTGGTGCAACTGCATTTCTTAAAGATTCAGTTACTAATAGTGCTGCTTTAAATCTTTATGAAAGAGAAGGTGATTTTATAGAAAATGAAGCATTAATATTCAATGGGATACAAAATGGAAGGGTTGCAATAGCAATTACTTCATATACTATTTCTGATGTAAAATCAGTATTTGCTACTAATGACGGAACTGTTGGTACTGCAGGAACATTTAATGCTGATGTTATTCAATCTCCTTCAATTTTTGTTGGAGTTGCAACTATTACTGGTGCTTCTGGTGGTGTAAGTACAGTTACTCATGGTAATGGTGATTTATTTCCTGGTAGTGGAATAGTAAAAGTAAATAATTTAGTACAATTTAGTAATCCTGATAAATCTAATGATCCAACATACGGTAGAATTACTGTTGTTGGTGAAACTTCAATAACAATTGCTAATGTTGCTGATGTAGATGGAATAGCAAATGGTAGTCTACCAACTACAGCAAAAAATGTAACTGATTTGCAAGTTTTAAGTACAAAACTATCATCATCTTCTGATAATACATTATTTACTAGATTACCTAAAGATTATATCTCTAATGTAGATTTAACTAATGCAACTCTTTCAATAAGAAAGGTATTTGAAGTTAATATTGTTAATAATAAGTTAGCACAATCAGTTTCTGCTGGATCTAGTGAGTTTTTCCTTCCTTTTGATGAGGAAAGGTATTCATTGATTCGTGTTGATGGAAGTGCTGAACCTTTAACCACTGATAAATTTGAAATTAGTAGTGATGGTAAGTCACTTCAAATTTATAATCTAGGATTAAATGATGCAGGTGCTCAATTAACAGCTACACTTACTAAACAAAATCCAAGAGAAAAGAAAAAGATTAAAAATAGAGTTAATAGTCTTATTGTTGATAAATCTACAAATCCAGCATCTGGTATTGGATCTACTACAGCAAATGATGGATTAACTTATGGAACTTATCCTTATGGAACTAGAGTTCAAGATAAAATTTTATCATTAGGTTCTCCTGATGTTATGAAGATTCATGGTATATACGAATCTGCTGATCTAGAAGTACCATCTGCACCAAAAATGGTTCTTTCTGATATTAATAGTCAATCAACAACTACTACCGAACTGATAATAGGTGAATATATTACTGGACAAAATAGTGGTGCTATAGCATGTTATGCAGAAAGATTATCTGATAGTCAAATTACATTTATATACAAGAATGATTTTGTGTTTGCTGAAGGAGAAACAGTAATATTCAAAGAATCTGGAATTCAAGGAATTATTACTACATTAGATGCTACTAGTTTTGAAATCGGTGGAGAATATACATTTAGTACTGGTCAAGAAAAAACCATATATGATTATGGATCTATAACAAGAAAACCAGAAGCAGAAGCACCTAATAAGAAAATTAAAGTTTATTTTGAAAGTGCATACTATGATTCTACTGATGATGGTGATATTACTACAGTAAATTCTTATGAAAACTTTGATTATGGTAATGATATCATGGGAATTGATGGTATTTCTAATGCTGATATTATTGATATTAGACCTAGAGTTGCAGATTACATTGTTTCGGAAAGTTCTAGATCTCCATTAGAATTTTATGGTAGGACATTTAATAATGAAGGTCAGACTGCTACTAATATTTTAGCATCTGATGAAGCTATTGTTGCTTCATTCTCTTTCTATCTTGGAAGAATTGATAGAATTTTCTTAACAAAAACTGGAGAGTTCCAAGTTAAGTATGGTGCTCCTGCTGAAAAACCAGATAAACCAGGAAATGTAGATGGAGCACTTGAAGTAGCAACTATCAATTTACCACCATATTTCTTCAATCCTGAACAAGCAGATATTCGTGCTCATGAATATAAGAGATTCCAAATGGTTGACATTAAGAATCTTGAGAATAGAATTAAAAATTTAGAGTATTATACTGCATTAACTTTATTAGAAACTAATACTGCTAATTTATTCGTTTCAGATTCTGATGGACTTAATAGATTTAAATCAGGTTTCTTTGTTGATAACTTTGATTCATTCTTACCACAGGAAGATAGACTAGGTATTAAGAATAGTATTGATAGATCATTTAAAGAACTTAGACCAAAGCATTATACTAATTCAGTAGATTTAATTTTTGGTCCTGTTACTGATGTAGATCCTAATGTGGATTTAGCATTTAGCACAATTGAAGGTATTAATGTAAGAAAAAATAATGATGCCATAACTCTAGATTATGCTGATGTTGAATGGTTGAAGCAGAGTTTTGCAACAAGAACTGAAAGTGTAACTCCTTTCCTTATTAGTTTCTGGCAAGGAACTGTAGAATTAACTCCAGCAAGTGATAACTGGGTAGACACTGTTAGATTAGAAGCAAAAGTTATCCAGACAGAAGGTAACTATGCAGAAACAATGGCTGCTGCAAGTAGAAACTTTGGAACAGATCCTCAAACAGGATTTGCACCTGTTCTATGGAATGCATGGCAGACTAATTGGACTGGTATAGATGTTGTAGATACGTCTAGAGTAACTCAAACTGGTGGTGAGTGGGGTGCAAGATTTAGTAGGGGTGGATGGCCAAATGGAGACCCTTCTACAAACCCTGCTAGATGGATTCAGCAGCGTAGAACTACAACTACTAGAGAAGAAATAAGAGAGACCGTTGAGAGGGGTGTAGAGTCCAGACAGGGCGTTAGAACGATTGTTAGTGAAGTATTTGATAGACAATCTCAAGGAACCAAAGTTCTTAATAGAGATATTCT